ATACTCAGTTTCATGATAGATACTTTGCTGGTATTGATTTTGATGTTTCACAATGCTTATTTGTATTCTCATTCAATGATATCAATCTAGTAAACCCGATTCTACGTGACCGCATGCAAGTAATTCACTGTTCTGGTTATACTGCAAAAGAAAAGCAGTCAATCTTGGAAGATTATATATGGCCTGAACTTCTTCAAAGACTTCGGTTTGAAAAATCAGATATTACTTTATCCGACGAAGCATGCAAGTTCATCATCTCAGAATACTCTGCTAAAGAAGAAGGCGTTAGAACTATGATACGGACAGCTGAAGCAATTATTACTCGTCTGAATATGTTGCGTATTGCAGACGAGGAAACCATGAAGGATTATAAATTTTATACTAAAGTAGACTTCCCTATTCGATTAGATGAAACAATTATCAGAACACTTCTTGCTGAATCTGGAACAAAGGAGCCTGAATCATGGCGAACAATGTATAGTTAACGAGGAGTTTCTTCATCTCCTAAGGGAATATTAGGAAACCCACCAGTACACCCAGTACAGACTACAGAACCAAATTGGTATGTTTTTCTATTCTGATTGCTTTGAACAATGGTGTAGTCAACTGGAACGATAAATGCATTATTATACGAAGCCTGTGAACCTGTTGATACAGAAGCTCCACTATATTCCCGGTACATTGCAGCTTCCTTGATGCGCTTGGTATTGTCCGATGCAAAATGTGTAGGGTAGATACCGGCTGGAATTCCTACACCAGGGTTTCCAGGACCAGTGTTTCCGGGTGGAACATATCCATAAATTGTTGATGAGTTATGAACACTCGAGTTTAGCCCTTGTGCACTCATTTGCCTATCTAACAGTTTATATTTGCAGGTTGATGAGGTACTTTACCTGGGATAGGACTGATACAAGATGTTGTATTTGGTGCAGGAAGTTGCGGGACAACTGCATTACCATTGTAAGCTGTTATAATAGTCTCGGATGATAGAGTTACTTCTTCCAAATATGTAGCACCATTATCATCAACTTCTTGTTGAATTACAGTAACAGCCGGAAGTATAATCTGACAACCTCCTGCTTCAGTTCCCTTAAATTCAAGATAACGATATCTATAACCATTGCTGTATACAATTCCTAAATCAACTTCTGCAAAATCACCGTTTATAATGTCATATACATTAGAACTAACACCAACGTTCGATTTATCTCCAACAAATCTAGAATAATCAACATTAGGTTTTGGCGAAGGACTAGCAGAAGGAATAGGTGTAATTTTTCCACCACCAGGTACTGCTGTTACTCCACTTTTAATGTAACGTTTCCGATTCAAGTCTGTAATAGAAAACCTGCTCATTTAATAAGGATGAAAGATTTGTATTATTGTTCATTGTTCATACTAACAGCCGCTCTTGCATACATCTTTCAACGTAAGATAGAACACCTTACCATGGAAGAAGTAGATGATAAAACCACAAAAGCAATTGACCGAATCACGGCACTAGAAGATGAGTACAAACAACTACACAATACTATTCAGTCACAAGAAGCAAGAATGAAGGCTGCAAACTCACAATCTTCAGAAGCTCAAGCATTTTTAAACACTACGAATTAAACCAACTCATATCAAAGTATGGCGGGAATACTTGGTCTTTCTCATCTCCAGTTGGAGGTCTTTCGCGAGCTCTACCAAGAATACTATCTACAGTTAATACTTGTGGATGATATTCTACTCTAACAATCTTACCTGCAAATCCTCCATCTGGAGAAAGTAATACAGTCGCAGTATTTTGCTTTGGCAGATGGGTTAATATGTGATGAGCATATAGAATACCATTAATGTATACATCTACAGATTCCTGATTAATATTTATTGCAACATGTAACCACTTTTTGATTGGAACACTTACAATCGGAATAGTCTCTTGTGCACCAAATGTATCAACCTTTACAAGCAAGGTATTTGTGTTTGCATCTATAAGCAATGCAGGGCAGGCTGTACTCAAATCAGCAGAACCTTTCACAAATATAACTCTTGGTGTACCAACCCGATATGTGAAATCATCAATACGTAACCAACCAGTATACGAAAATTCAATACCGGCTGGACGATTTACTGAACTTGGTAACTTTTTTTGGTAAACTGTACTATTCTTACCATCTTTTATATCATCAACAATCATATAGTCTGAACTAAGTCCTCTTAAGACAAAGTAGCATGCAACAAGTATTGCAAAAGTTATCAGTACAGGAACTACATAATCCATTGTTATTTAGAACACATATTTTGAAACTACAGCTCCCTTTGTATCGCGTACTCCGAATGTTACCTTGTAATTACTTGATGTACCAGGAACACTGCAAGGAACACCTGAATTGTAAAAAGATTTAGCATCAGAAGGTACCAATAACTTAGCATAGTGGTAGAACCCACACATCCACCCAGAAAATCCACCACCGTTGTTCAGTGTTACATTCCCAAATACTGGCTTTGGTACACCAGACAAGAAACAAGACTTAACCAAATTGCCGTTTAGGTATACATCTAAGTTACGGGTCGATACAGTAATTGCAACTGCAACCCACGTCTGCAATGGAATGTTCGGGATTTCACACACAAATACATCATCAGTACTACCAGAATGACCAGCAGGCGCCGGCTCTGCCTTGGATGAAGAATTAGGGTCAGTAGGAAACACTGAAACACTTATCTTCATAGTATTGTCAGTCGGATGCAATGATACTACTGGGTTCATTATAGCAGAGTTAGTTGAATCTGTACGCATCATTACATTCTTTTCCTTACCAAACTCGTAGTTCCAGTCAGTCACATACATCCAAAACTGGTAACCATATACTCCTTCCTCGCCATTATCAGGAACTGAAACTGTTGATGCATTTTTTGCGTCTTTGGCAGTTGGTAAGAGATTCTTGTTATCCCACCACGATGATGGTTTACCAGCCTCCTGACCTTCTGTCTTTGAACTTGAAGCAATATCAAGTGTCTTTCCAAAGGGAACTGTTATTACTCCAGGTGTTTCGCCAGGATATTGGTAATTTACAACTATACTTGTTCCAGCAGTTGCACCAACCCTATCGTCAACCTGTATATGTAATTCATTATAAGAAACCATATCAATAACTTTCTGAGTAACATCTGTTGAACCAACCATTGCACGAGTAATACTCAAGTCTTTTTTACCAGAATCTTTTAGAATATCATTACCAGCTGGCATATGACTCTTAATCCATGGATAAACGTAGTAGAACCCTAAATAGCCTAGTATTAAAAATAATATAATCCATAATGCACCGGCAAAATAACCTTGATATGCACTAGCAGATGCAGCAGCAGCAACTAGACTCTCATTGGCAGAACTCAGAGCAGACTTCACACTATCCTCGTACTGTTCCAAATCAGGGAGTTCAACCTTTGCTTTAGAATAATCAAATGCAGGAGCTTCAACTGGTACTACCTTAGAAGATGAACCTCCCATTTGTATGGAAACCCGAAGTAAAAAACGGACGAAGCTATCTACAACATGGAGAAAAGAACAATGTACTGTAACAATTGTGGACGACGCGGACACGTATTCAAATCATGCACAGACCCAATTATTTCGTATGGTATCATACTAGTTGACAAGCCATCGTTACCAATAAAAATACCAGTAAAAATGCTGATGGTTCGCAGGAAAGATAGCATGGCGTATACCGAATTTCTTCGAGGCAAGTACGAGAATGATAATCTAGATTACATTAAGACTCTTCTTTCAAACATGACCAAATCAGAGCATGAGCTTATAAAAACTCATACATTTGATGAACTTTGGACACATCATTGGGGAGCAGGGCGCGACCATCATTCTAAAGAGTTTGAAATGTCTAAAGAGAAATTCAACAAACTAATACCCGAAGAACTACTTGATGGCATGCAAGGATACGGAGAATCAGAATGGGGATTCCCAAAAGGACGCCGAGCTCCTCGAGAAAATGATATGGAGTGTGCGCTTCGAGAGTTTAGCGAAGAAACAAATATCCCAAGAGAAGCATTCGCGATATGTAGAAATTTATTGCTTAGTGAAAAATTTATAGGAACAAATGGAATTCCATATAGACATGATTACTTCATTGCTTTGTTGAGAAATCCAGATTTGATAGACATCGAACAAGCAATGACTTCTATGCAAAAAAGAGAAGTATCAGCTATCGAATGGAAAACAATCAGCGAATGCAGAAGTCTAACTCGTCCTCATTATATCCAACGTTCTGAACTATTGAACTCATTCGAACAAATCATACAAACTTTTGACCTACAAGACAATGTTGCTTTTAATCAATAATGGACTGGGTTGGAATATTATACCGAACTGGAATACTTTACGGCATTCTCTTTCTTCTCGGCATGACACTTGCAGTAATCATCTCAACAATGCAATGTAACAAACAAGACGCCGCAAATGCAGCAAAAGAAGGAGCAATTTGGGCTGTTTTTCCAATTGTACCTTATATTCTTACGCAACTATCAGACTGGTTTCTTTCAATATACACTGAAGGGTGGAGAAGTATATTTGGCTTAATAGGCAAGGGTGCAGATGAACAATCATATAAGTATATCGGGACAGCAACTGTTATGGTTCTTGGCGTAATTATAGGAACAGCACGCATGGCTTATACCGTTCAAGCAGCAACATGTAAACCAAGCGTAGGAGAACTTGCAACATTCCAAGCAAACCTAATGGCCAAACTTAAGGAGAAAGAAAAAGATAAACCTGCAGCTTAAACAATGGAGGAAATTCCTTACAGGAATACTAAAATCCTAATTCAAACTATACCAAAAGGAACATTGCTATTCCGTTTGGTAAAGCGACCTTTAGATGACTTAAGAGGTGTTCCACTTGATGATGGAACACGATGCATAATTCCAAACTATAATGTATTTTTCTATCCAAATCCTTTTACTGTAAAATTAACACTTGGCAAATGGTTCACAAAAGAAGATACTGGTATGCATGCATACATTCTAACTCATGATGTACGCGTTATTAAACTTTTGAAACCATCCAAACATTATCGTGGAACAAAAGGAACCAAAAAAAACTTCATCAAAACTTGTTCTACAGTCCCCAAAGGATGTATGCCAAATTCACTTGCTAAATATGACCCTTGCTTAAGCGATACCATTGTAAAGAAATATCCCGATGTTGTTGGTATGATTGGTATTCCAGCAGCAGATGCAAGAGCACTTAATAAGTCACTCAAAAAAACATCGAAAAAAGTCTCAAAGTTTTTTAAGTTGGCAGAAGATTCTGGTGGACTCAAAGGAGTTCCCGAATTAGTTTTACATCCCCTAACAAAAAGACCTTCTAAAAATGTTATAGTTCATGATGAAGATACCCTTGAGAATAACTACAAATTACTTACTAAGTTCAATCTAAATGATGAAGATAAACTAATTCAATTTATGGAAAAACATGCTATCTATAACCCAGAAACGTTCTTCTACAACTATACTGAATAATCAGATGCATATGATACACCTATTCGAGACAAAGCAGCAAAGACAGCTGTCCACCACCAAACAGGAAATACTGTCGACCCCTTCTTTTGTACACCAAACGGTTTAATACTGCCTCTAGGACCAAAGGCAATACTAGGCTTGATATATAAGAATGCTGCAAACATAAACAAGAATATTGACACTGTCCAAATTAAGTGGTTTTTCTGGATTAACTCTCCCATTATCAATTCCCTCCCAAAAATAAGTGAGTCATGTCATCATACATTTTACCAGACAGAAAGTCATTCGCGGACTCTGTAACACGTATCTTCAAGAATTATAGGGCTAAAGATACTGGTCCTGCTGATGCAGAGGACAAGGACGTCGACTTATGTCTAGTACGAACTGGCCCAGGTCGTGAACTTCTTCCTTATCAAAAGCTTGTTCGTGACTATCTCCTTGCTGAAACACCCTATCGAGGTCTACTTGTATATCATGGCCTTGGCTCTGGCAAAACTTGTTCTGCTATTGCTGTTGCTGAATCTTTGATGTCAACCCATAAGATTTTTGTAATGCTTCCTGCAAGTCTTCAACCTAACTTTAAGGGTGAACTACGCAAATGTGGTGACCCATTCTATCAAGAAGAACAACATTGGGAAGTTCGCAATATTCGCCAACAGTCTGATATCGAACATGCAAAGGGTCTCGGAATATCCCAAAAATTTTTGGATAGCAATATGAAATATTTTGTAACTATACCAGACAGACCACCCAACTTCAAAGACCAAGCTGCAAACATACGCAAAGGTATATCAGAACAAATTGCAGATGTAATCGACCAACGATTTACATTCATTAACTATGACGGTATCCAGAAAGGTAATATTGATACTATATTTCCTCCAGATGAAACTGAACAGTTTGATAACTCAGTCGTAATCATCGATGAAGCTCATAACTTTATTGGAACAGTTATCAATGAAAGTGTCAATAAACAACGAATTTATGATAGAATTTATCGTGCTAAAAATGCCAAGATTGTACTACTTTCCGGTACACCTATCATCAATGCACCAAATGAAATTGCATTCTTAATGAATCTCATCAGAGGACCCATTGAACGTGTATCAATTCCAACAACCCAAGTCGTATCTTGGGACGAAGGCATGATGACAGGATTCTTTCGCTCAATTCCAGAAATAGATACTATAGAATACAACTCCGTAAAGAGAATTATTCTTCTTACCAGAAATCCTCCACAATTTGAATCAGTATACAATGAAAAGAATGAACGTATTGCAGTAAAGTTCTCTAAAGACCTTGTGTTTGAAGCCGATATTCTAAAGTGGACTGATTCATTCAGAAAAGCATTCACTAATAAGTTTGAAGGTACAGAACTTGCTGCTGCAGATAAATGTACTAAAGAAGACCTAGAATGCCTTCCTACAAAGTATGAAGATTTCATGTCCACATACATCGAAGGACTCAAAGTAAAAAATGCATTCATGTTCCAAAAACGCATACAAGGTCTAGTATCATACTTCAAAGGGTCAGATGAACGATTGCTTCCCAAACGTATTGACCAAGCACATGAACTAGTAAAAGTTGAAATGTCTGATGCACAATTTTTACGTTACCTAGAAGTTCGATGGGATGAAATTAAAATTGATTCACGCAGAGGAAGAAATCCAGGACTAGATGAAGATATTGGGTCATACAGAGCAAATTCCAGATTAGTATGCAACTATGCAGTTCCTCCTGAATTCAAAGGAGATAACGAACTCATAACAGATGAAAATTTTACTTCAGATAAAAAAGAACTAATTCTTGAAAAAATAAGAGCAAACCCTAAACGGTTTCTAAGCGATGATGCACTCAAAGTTTTCTCTCCAAAATTTCTGGAAATGGTCAAGAATGTCCGAGATGCAATGGGTGAACCTCCATACAATAATCAATTCATATACTCCAACTATACAAGTCTTGAGGGCGCAAGAATATTTGGAGCAATTCTTGAACAAAATGGTTTCCAAGAGTACAAACTTAAAAAAACACAAGCTGGTTATATTGAAGACCCTTCGCTGAAACCTGATATGCCTGCATTCATGTTTTTTACAGGTAGTGAAACTGATAAATTAGCACGTGATTATTGCAGACAAATCTTTAATCAAAACCCAGAAGCAGATTTCCCAACTTCCCTAAAAGATTCTTTAAAAGCAAGAGTATGTATCCTTATTGGGTCCAAGTCAGCAGCTGAAGGTATTACACTCAGGAATGTACGCAATGTACACATTACTGAATCTCATTGGAATCCTGCACGCCTTGACCAAGTTATTGGTCGTGCAATCCGGATTTGTTCGCATGCAGATTTACCTATGGATGAACGAACTGTAAAAGTAAGGATATACATAACAGTCTTTAATCAAGAACAACAAACTGGAACTGAAGGACCAAACATTGTTCTAATTCGTCGTAATGATATTGTACTAAAACGCTACGATGTTGAACAACCAATTGATGCATTTATGAGCACAGATGAATACCTATACGAAAAATCATACGAGAAAGAACGAATCAATAAAAGCATCATAACTCTGCTTAAACAATCAGCTGTAGACTGCGAAATTCATCGTAAACTACATGCTCGTAATGGTGAAATTATTCAATGCATGAGATTCGATACTACAACAAAACCAGAAGACCTCGCATATAATCCCGCATTTAGGTCTGATGAACAGGATGTATTCTATATGCGGAATGTTGAACGACGCAAAAGAAAGCTACAATATATTCGTGTTAAAGGATTTGAAATGCTAATGGACCCCGATACTTTAGAGATTTTTGATGCTCCAGCTTTTGAAGATAATCGTCGCTTGCTCAAACTTGGTATCAAGACGTCCGAAACAGAAATTAAATGGTTCTCTCCTTAATATAAAATGCCCCTACCAATGAGTGCAGGAGATATGACACGTATCAGACGTCTCGAACGAGTAACAAAGACTGTCCCACTAATCAATCCGTTCACATATACAAGTGGACTTCCGAATAATAATACAACAAGCACATTTGTACTTGCTTGCATTGACCCCCGTTTTGCGTATGCTCTGGAGAAATACCTAGATGAAATATATGCCCAAAATGGGTTAAGCTATGACCTATTTATTCTTGCTGGTGCTGCCATGGGTGGAAACTTAACTGGAAATTCTGCTACTCCTCCTCCAGCAAATACAGTTCCGAATTGCGCTATTGTTTCAACTGGAAATAATTGGCAAACAACATTGTATGACCACATACAGGTAGCTATTGCACTTCATAATGTGACAGAGATAGTTATTATTGACCACTTAAATTGTGGAGCATATACTGCTTGTAAGGCTGCAGGTACAGATACAGATTATCTTGTACATAAAGCTCAGTATGATACCCTAGTAGCTGCTATTGGAGCACGAAGCTTTACTACTAATGCAGGTGGTACTGCTATCGGAAGTGCTATATTTACATTTGCTGGTAAATACTTTGATGGAATTGCAGCTTCATCTACATCCACACTACGCAATGTCAGTACTGGAGCTACCCTTATCCCCCCCATCGTTGAACCCAAAGGAACTAACTCTGGCGCAAAAGTTCTTGTTCTTGGATGCATTGACCCAAGATATTCTGCAGTTATGACGTCGTTTTTAACAAATTATGTAGGTGTACAATTCCTATATGACCTATTTATTACTGCAGGAGCATCTATAGGCGTAAACCAATCATACACTACGGGACTTACTCGTAGAACAAATGGTACTAGAGGAGCATACCCAAATAACATTCTTGCAGATGGTGCAGCAAGTATTGGTAATCTGGGATACAATTGGGGACCAACGTTCTTTGACCATCTAAGTGTAGCTAGATTATTACACAATATTACTGAGGTTTGGGTATTTGACCATCTGGATTGTGGAGCATATAAGGGAATTCTATCTGGTAGCTTGACTGCAACCGATGATGCTGTTGGGCCACACACTACAGAAATTCTTAAACTACAAAGTTTAGTTAATCTGTTCACAGCTGCAGACCCGTTAAACTCGTCGTACACAGTTTCATTCAAGGGATTTGTGATTGATAAATCTGGCACAATTCAAAATGTAGTCAATGATAATACAGGTCTCAGACTAGACACTACAGTAGGATTCGGGTCATCTAATGTAAGAAACCAGGCATCAACATATACAGATTTGATTGCATATAGCACAGCAGACTATCTGACAAATTCTCAACCTCTGGATGTAGCAGATGACCAACTGGCTGGAACAGCTCTTTCCTTGACAAACAGAACAAAGATATGTGGGTGTGCAACTGAAATACATCGTCCTAGAGTTGGTATCTTAAGGTCAGCTGTATACCAACACTCTCGTATAGTATAAAATGCCCGATGGTCGCATAATCCGATATTTACCAGGAGGACAAGTCTGTGTTATAGGTATGAAAGTTCCAGATGCACGTGTAAATTATATTTATACTCCTGGTAAAGGAGCTTGTGCAGTACAATATGGTCAATCCAAAAATGCAAAAGAAACTTTGAATGTTTCACCATGTTTTGTAAAACAACTTAAAAAGTGGAGATGAAAATAAGATGGATGCAACTACACTTGGGATTTCGTTCTTAGGAATTCTTTCACTATATGTCGGATATGTTAGTTGGACTAAACCAGTAAAGACAATTCCAAAAAATCCAATAACTCCATGGGGAGAAGATGCTGGTAAAACACATCATATACAGTCTAAAAATGGAGACGCATCTATGATGACCGAGCTCAGACGTAGACAAGCTATTCAACAAGTTGGTAGACTTGACAAAAAGAAATTGAAAGAATCTAGAACTCAGTATGGGTCAACTACTGGTGCAATGGAAACATTTATGTTATCTTCCGTATGTCCAGTACCTTGTCCTATCATATGTCCTTCAGATATCATGTATGATGCTGGAGATGAAGATGATGAATTCTGCCCAATTTTAGATGCCCAAGCAGATGGGGCTATACTTGATGCTGGAGACCAAGATGATGAATTCTGTCCAATTTTAGATGGTCAATTAAGTGGAATACTACTTGATGCTGGGAATCGTGGTGATGAATTATGTCCAGTTGTATGTCCCGAAAGAAGCGGAACCGTACTTGATGCTGGAAATCAGAACACAAAAGCATGTGGAGTCTAAATAAATGGCTTGTCCACCTACAAATGTTAAATTCCAACTACGCAGAGCAATATCTATTAGTTGGAATTCAAGCACAATCCTTCAAGCAGGAGAACCTGGCTATGAGATTGATACACATAAATTAAAAATTGGAGATGGAATAACTACATGGGGAGCTTTGCCATATATAGGAGATGGATTAGGTTCTATCGGTGATACAGGTCCTACCGGCGATACAGGTCCTACCGGCGATACAGGTCCTACAGGTGATGCAGGTCCTACAGGTGATGCAGGTCCTACAGGCGA